TTAAATTACATGGAGAACTTGCTAAGTTTGTAGGGCATGAAGAATTTGAAGCGGTTGTAAAAACAACAGCAGAAGCAATTAAATTTTTAATAACAAATTTTCCAAAATTAGAAGCATATATGAGTGATAAATACTATCAAGTATTAGTTGGAGATACTGAGCTTGATGAAGAACAAATTCATGATCCTATAGGAAAATCTGATATACATATTGTTCCTGTGATTACAGGTGCTGGTGGTAGTAGTTTCAACAGGATTTTATTAGGCGGTGCATTGATTGGAGCAAGTTTCTTATTTCCCGGTGCTGGGATGTTTGGGACAACAAGTTTATTTGGAAGTTCTGTTACTGGAACTGTAGCTGCTGGAATAGGTACTGCTCTTAGTGCCGTTGGTGCAGGGATGGTGTTGAATGGTGTTTCTGAAATATTATTTCCATTACCTACACCAGAAGAACAAGAAGATGATCCAAGAATATCTTTTAACTTCTCAGGAGTGCAAAATACATCGAGGGCCGGGACTGCCCATCCAATAGTTTACGGAGAAATTGTAACTGGATCTGTGGTGATTTCAGCTTCTGTAGATACTAATCAAGTGGTGGCATGACCAAGAAAATTATTCAAGGTTCTGGTGGGCCTCCTACTCCTCCTACTCCATATCGTGCGCCAGATACGTTAAACAGTAAACAGTTTGCGACTATACAAGACTTGTTATCAGAAGGTGAGATAGAAGGTTTTGCAACACCATCAAAAGCTGGTATTGCTAAAAGTTCTGCTGATTATTTAAAGTCAGGTTTAAAAGATATATTTCTAAACAACACGCCAATATTAAATGCTAGTGCAAGTAACAGTAGTCCAGCAGATGCTGATTTTAACTTTCAAAGCGTTGTTCTCGATGCAAGATATGGAACAAATAATCAACTCGTTATAGCTGGAATAGAGTCAAGTGATCCTGTGAACTCAAGTCCTATAGCTGGTTTTCCTAGACCTTGTACTGTTGCGAATAGTGGAGTATCACAAGCTATTTCTCTTAATAAAGATGCTGTAAGAGTAACGGTATCTTTTGGACAATTGCAGAAAGCTAAAGATAATGGTGATTTGCTTGGTTCTAGCGTTCAATTACAAATACAATTACAAACAAATAATGGTAGTTTCCAAACAAAGATTACAGATACTATTACTGGAAGATCTGCTGACTTGTATTCAAAAGAATACAGGGTAAATTTACCAGCATCATACTCTCAAGCAGCAGTAAAAGTTGTAAGAGTAACAGCAGATAGTACAGATAATTCTTTAAAAGATGAATTTAGTGTTTCTGTAATGCAAGAAATTGTAGATGACCCACAAACTTATCCTGATTCTGCTTATGCACAATTAAGAATAGACTCCGAACAATTTAGTGCAATACCAAAAAGAGCATACAGAATTAGAGGAATTAAAGTACGAATACCAGCAGCTAATGGTGGATTAACTCCAACAGTTGATTTACAAACAGGTAGAATTATATATCCAGAAAACTACGTTTTTAACGGAACAATGGCTGCTGCTACATGGTGTAGCTGCCCTGCGATGATACTTCTTGATCTTCTAACTACAAAACGCTATGGTTTTGGAACTCACATCTCACCAAATCAAGCAAATGATTCTGAGCTATATGAAAACTTAGATCTATATAGTTTTGTTGCTGCTTCTAGATATGCTAATACTTTAGTTAATGACGGTTTTAGCGGACAAGAAGCAAGGTTTAGTTGCAATGTAAATATTCAATCATCAAGAGAAGCTTTTGATCTTATAAAAGATCTTGCATCAATAATGAGATGTATTCCAATATGGTCACAAGGTTCTATTTCAATCATCCAAGACTCACCAACTGATCCTAGTTATTTGTTTAGTTTAGCCAATGTAACTCCAGAAGGATTTAGCTATACAGGATCTAGTCTTAAGCAAAGACATTCTGTTGTAAGTGTTAGTTATTTCAATATGGATTCAAGAGAAATGGATTTTGAAGTATATGGTGATGGAAATAGTACAGCAGAAGTTAATAGAAGAGCAAAACTTGGGATAGTTTATAAACAAGTAAAAAGTTTTGGTTGTACTTCTAGAGGCCAAGCACAACGTCTTGCTAGAGCAATTGTCTTTTCAGAAGAACAAGAATCTGAAGTTATTAATTTTTCTACGTCAATCGATGCTGGAGCGATAGTAAGACCGGGAAGTGTTATTGCTGTAAATGATCCAGTAAGACAAGGAGATAGAAGATCTGGTCGTATTGCTGCTGCAACTACAACTCAAATAACAGTTGATGATACTGCTGATCTTTTTAGTTTTGGGGGTGGTAACAAGGAATGTAGTGTTATTATGCCTGACGGAACAGTTGAGAAAAAAGCTTGTACTGTTACAGACGATAAAATAGATCTTACAAGTGCCTTAAGTACGACTCCTAATGTTAATTCAATTTGGTTGTTGGAAAGTGATGGAACAGGAGAAGAACCACAAACTTTTAGAGTTGTAAGTGTAGAAGAACAAGATGGAGTTAATTATTCTATTAGTGCTTTAGCTTATAGGTCTGATAAATATACAAATATTGAATCAACAGATTTCCCTACATTACCAGCAAGAAACATATCAAGACTTAATGAATTAAAGCCAGCACCAACTATAAAATTACCAATTTTAGAAGAAATAGTTGTTATTAATAATATTGCAGTTAATAGGCTTCTTGTTTCTTGGCAGCCTGTAGCTGGTGTAACTCAATATCAAATTCAATATAGATTTGAGAATACCAACTGGGTAACACAAGTTGTATTTAGACCAGACATAGAAATAATGAATACACAGGCTGGAACATATGATATAAAGGTTTTTTCTTATAATGCTGGTGGTTTATTATCATCAACTCCATCTTCAGTACAATTCAACGCAGACGGAAAAAAAGCAGTACCAAATGATGTACAAAACCTTACTTTAGAACCAGTTAATGACAAGCTAGTAAGATTAAGATGGGATAAATCAGTTGACGCAGACGTTTTACATGGAGGTCGAGTCTATATACGACACTCAAATAAGACTGATGGGACAGGAACTTTTGCTAATTCAGTTGACCTAGTACAAGCTGCTGCTGGTAACACAACAGAGGTTGTTGTCCCAGCTTTAGAAGGAGAATATATTTTAAAATTTAGAGATGATGGGGAAAGATTTAGCACAGGAGAAACAAGTGTAATCCTAGATTTACCTGATATGGTTGATTCACAGGTAATTCTTACAGAAAGAGATGATGATAACAATTATCCGGGTACTAAGACTCGTACTAGCACTACAAGCAATGTCCTAAGTCTTACTAATCCAGCAGCAACCAATGGATTGACAGGTACTTATGATTTTCAAAATACAATAGATTTAGGTGGTGTATTCTCTTTAAATTTAAAAAGGATTCTACAAACGATAGGAGTTGAAATTGGTAATACTATTGAATCTCAAATTCCAGACTTACCTCCTAGTTTAGGTGGGCCTACTGGTGGTGGTTGGGATAACTATGCAACTAATGGAAATTTTGACGGTACTGCCATTGAAGATGTTAATGCTCAAATGGTTGTAAGAACAACCCAAACAGATCCCTCTAGTTCACCTACTTATAGTGGATTTAATACTTTTGCAAATGGAACATTTAAAGGAAGAGGATTTCAATTTAGATTAAATCTTAGTTCTGAAAATACAGGTCATAATATTAATGTTATTCAAGCTGGTTTTGTTGCATCTTTTGAATCAAGAACTGAAAGAAGTTATGTAAGTGGTGGCTCTACTTCAACTGCACCGCAACAATCTGGCACTTCTTCGTCTGGATTAGACGTTACTTTTGGAAAACCATTTTTTGTAGGCACTTCTAGTTTGGGAGGTGCTAATGCTTTTTTACCTTCTGTTGGCATTACTATACAAAACGCATCTGCTGGGGATTATTTTGTATTGTCTGGGGTTACTGGCACAGGCTTTAATATTAAGATAAAAAATGGTACAAATTTTGTAGATAAACAATTTACATTCCAAGCTGTCGGTTACGGCAAAGGGGTGTAATATGGAGGAAAGTATTTTTTAAATGGCACAAGTAGCTAATAAAGATATTGCAAATAGTTCTGGTGCTGGTGTAAGAGCAGACCTTAACCTTGCGTTAGCTGCTGAAGCATCAAATAATTTTGGCCCTAAAGCTGATGCTGGTCAAGTTTTACCATGTGAATTAGTTGCAGATAATTCGACCTCCCCTAAAAAACTATTAATAAGATCTACTACAGGAGATGACGGAACTTCTGGTACAACTCCAACTTATTTTGATGTTGGAAATTTAGATGAAGCAAATTTAGGACTTGTAAAAAGGGTTGGAGACACTCTTACAGGCCCATTGGAACTAGACGATGGCTCTGGAGCAAGTAGTCCAGCACTATCTTTTGATGGAGATAGTGATACAGGAATTTTTAGACAATCAGCAAACACAATGGGCTTTTCTACTGCTGGTACACAAAGAGTTGGTATAAGTAATGCTGGTCTAGATATGCTTAACGCATTACCTATTAGATTTCAAGATACTAGCGGTTCTCCTTTTGTTTCTCTTCAATCTCCTTCTTCTTTATCAGGAAATGTAGCTCTTACTTTACCTTCATCAATAACCAATGGTGGTTTTTTACAGACTGATGGATCAGGTAATCTTAGTTTTTCTATTGTAGAAGGTGTACCAACTGGATCTGTTTTTGCTTTTGTAGGTTCTACTGCTCCTACTGGTTATTTAAAAGCTAATGGCGATACAATTCCTAACGGATCAGGTACTGTCCAAGGTGTAACTGCCAACTTTGCAGCTTTATATGCGTTAGTCGGGGCTACATTACCAGATCTTAGAGGTGAATTTGTAAGAGGTTTTGATGATAGTAGAGGTGTAGATAGTGGAAGAAGTATAAATAGTTCTCAAGGTGGAGAAAACGCAACTCACAACCACGCAGCATCTTCAAGCGTTTCAGAGTCTAGTCATACACATAACATGAGAGGACTTGCATTAAGTGGTGGTTCTGGTTCTGTTGGAATCACACTTGGTTCTGGTCAGTCTTATCAGATAGGATATTCTGGTAGTATTTCATCTCGAAGTTCTGGAAGTGCAAGTACAGGAATATCTGTTAGTACCACAACTTCTAATCAAGGTTCTGAAGCTAGACCTCGTAACGTAGCTATGCTTTACATAATCAAAATTTAATTATGTCGATACAACCGGGAACATACAATATGACGGTGCAGAGAAGAGCAGATTTTTCTTTGCAGCTTGTTTTTAAAGATTCAAATAGTAATGCCATAAATTTAACTGGATATACTGTTTATGCTCAATGCTGGGATAGCGGTAGAAATATTAAATATGGTGACTTTGCAATTACTTACACCAATAGAGTTACAGGTACAATCGACATCGCTTTAACTGATGTTCAAACCGCTACATTTGAAACTGATACTCTTGCATATGATGTTTTGCTAGAAAATGTTAGTGGACTGCGAGAGTACTACCTTGAAGGTGTTATAACTATGTCAGAGGGTTATACAACACCATGACTTCCGTTAACATTACAACGACTAAAAACACAGTTACCGTTAATGAAGGAGATGCAACTGTTGTCACAATCGCAACTCAAGGGCCACAAGGCCCAGGTTTTGATCTTGCACTAGATCATACTGGAAAAGTAAATGATTCAATCATGTACTATGACGGTACTTCTGGTAAAGTGAAATTAGATTCAACTACTACCAAACTAACACTCGTTGACGGAGGGAACTTCTAGTGGCTAACACAGTAAGAATAAAAAGATCCACAGGATCATCAGCACCTACAACACTAGCAAATGCCGAGTTAGCATTTAGTGAAGGTGATGAAGTTTTATATATAGGAAAAGGAACTGGTGGTGCAGGGGGGTCTGCTACAACCATCAATGCTATTGGAGGTAAGGGTAAGTTTTTTGATACAGATACAACAAGAACCACTAATCATGTTTTAGCTGGTGCTGCTTCTGGAAGTGCTGCTGCTCCTACATTTAGAGCATTAGTCTCAGATGATATTCCTTCATTAGCACACACCAAGATAAGTGATTTTGATACAGGTGTAAGAGTTAATACACTTAATCAAATGGCTGTTCCTACAGGTTCAGTTTCATTTAATTCACAGAATATAACAAACTTAGCTGATCCAGTAAATACACAGGATGCAGCAACTAAAGGCTTTGTTGAAGCTACATCACAAGGGCTTGATGTTAAAGACTCATGCGTAGCTGCAACAACAGCAAACATAACAATATCAACTGCTCTTAATAATGGAGACACGCTAGATGGTGTTAGCCTTTCAACAAATGATCGTGTTCTTGTTAAAGATCAATCTACTGCATCTCAGAATGGTATCTATGTAGTTGGATCTTCTCCAGCAAGGGCAGCAGATTTAGCTACTGGGTCTAACGCTGCTGGTTTCTTTACCTTCGTAGAAAAAGGAACAGTAAACGCAGATAACGGTTTTGTTTGTACATCAGACTCAGGTTCAGCCGTTGTTGGAACTAATAATCTAACGATTGCACAGTTCTCTGGTGCTGGTCAGATTACAGCAGCAGACGGTTTACAGAAGTCAGGAAACACATTATCAGTCGATCTAAAATCCAACGGTGGACTTGTAATTGAATCAACAAAAATTGCTGTAGATCTTGGTGCTAGTTCTATTACAGGAACACTTGCAATATCTGATGGTGGAACAGGTGCTACTTCTGCTTCTAATGCAAGAACATCTCTTGGTCTTGTTATAGGTACTGATGTCGAGCCTCATAGCGATAAGCTGACAGAACTCGCAACAATGAACCAAACAACAGCTAACTCTTTAGCTGATTTGTCAGATACCGAAGTTCAAATCTTAGATGGAGCAACAGTAACAACAACTGAGCTTAATATTTTAGATGGAGGCACATCAGCAACATCAACAACTCTTGCTGCAGCAGATCGCATGGTAATCAATGATGCTGGAACAATGGTACAAGTTGCATTATCCGATCTTGTCACATTCCTTGAGAACGGAAGTGTTTCTGGTTTTGATATAGACGGAGGAACATACTAAAATTAACCATTAGGAGGGTCGGTCAATGGCAAATGTTGTTAAGTTAAAGAGAGGAAGTGGAAGCGACCCAAGTGCTTCCGATATGGTGGTCGGTGAACCAGTTATAAGAACCGATACGGCAGAGTTATTTTTTAAGAAAGATGATGGTTCAGTAGCAAAAGTATCAGGAGGAGGCGGTGGCCCTGATTTTAAATATTTAGCACTAAGAAACGCAGCTAATAATGGTGCAGCATCTTATCCTAATGCAGACTTTACTCTTGTTACATCAGGAACTACCAATGCAATAACACCAGCAGCAGCTAATACATTATTAGTTAGTGTTAACGGTGTAATCCAAAAACCAAACACAGGAACATCTACACCTTCTTCTGGTTTTGCGTTAAATGGATCTACTATAAAATTTGGAGGTAACATCTCTGCTGCACCAGATTTTATTCTTTATCAAGAATCAGGTGGGATAGGAGAGCCTAGTGATGAGACTGTTGGTGAGGATAAGCTTAAGGTTAGTAATAGTCCTGTAAATGGTTATTTCTTATCTGCACAATCTGGTAATACAGGAGGGCTTACATGGGCTGCACCTGTAGCAACATCTTGTACTGGTAACTCTGCAACTGCTACAGCACTTGCAACCGCTAGAGCTATAAATGGAGTTAACTTTGATGGTACGGCTGCGATTACAGTAACGGCTGCTGCTGGAACACTATCTGGGAACACGTTGAATAGTTCTGTTGTAACTAGTTCTCTTACATCGTTAGGAGACTTGGCAGGGCTTACTGTTAATGGTGATATGTCTTTAACAGGAGCAAACTATAACGTCTTATGGGATAAATCAGATAACGCTCTTGAGTTTGCTGATAATGCGAAAGCTGTATTTGGAACTGGTTCAGACCTTAAAATTTATCACGATGGAAGCCATAGCCATCTTAATAACGTAACTGGTAATTTATTAATTGGTGTAGAAGGTGAGTTTCAAGTTTTAAATCGTCAAGAAAATGAGTTTAGGATTAGAGCGCATAATAATGGAGGAGTGGATTTATATTATGACCACACAAAGCGGTTTGAAACAAGTCCAACTGGAGCTACTGTTACAGGGAATTTGACTACAACAGGTCATGTACACATACCTGATAATTTTCGTTTAAAAGTTGGAAACGCTACAAATGGAGATTTGATTCTTATTCACGATGGCACAGACAGCATTATTGATAATGCTAGTGGTAATTTATTTATAAGAAGTGACAGCTTACATCTTCAATCTACTGCTGGTGAAAATATGGTTGTTGGCGAGGCAAATGGAGCCGTAGAGATATACCACAACAACAGTAAAAAAGCTGAAACGGTTTCTACTGGATTTAAGGTTGGTAATCAACTTTCTATTGGTGAGGCTGTTATAAATCTTGAAAAGTCAGGTACTCATCATCATAGAATTGTAGGTAATGATACAGGTGGTGACTTAGGTTTTCAACAGAGTTCAGATAATGGATCTAATACAAACTTTACAACTTATCTAAGAATTAATGATGGTGGAAATATATCTTTACCAGTAGATAGTCAGGTGTTAAATCTTGGGGCTTCTCAAGATATGCAACTTTATCATAACGGAACCGATTCTTACATTTTAAATGCTACAAATAATTTAAGAATTGGTAATTATAATAATAATAATCTTAAATTTTTTACTAGTAACTCTACAAGATGGGAGATAAATGGTAGTGGTCATTTTTTACCTGATTCAAACAATAGTTTTGACATAGGTTCTACAAGTAAAAGAGTAAGAAACATCTACACCAATGACCTAAACTTATCTAACGAAGGTGGTGCTAATGATGTTGACATGACTTGGGGGAGTTATACTATACAGGAAGGACACAATGACCTATTTTTGATTAATAAGCGAACTGGCAAAAAATACAAATTTAATTTAACGGAGGTATCATAATGGCTGTACATTTTGCAGATGGTTCTAATACCAGCACAGGGAGAATTGTAAAAGTCAGTAACGTAACCGTTAGTGGACAATTTTTAACAAGTAGCGGTTCTTTCACAAAACACCCTGATCTTCAAATAGATTTCGCTCTTTCAGACTCTAATAACAAAGTATGGATTCTCTGTACTTGTGCTAATGATGGTCAAAATAGTCAGGCTTTTATAAGTATTATGGTAGATGGCACACACCAATTAAATG